CTAAAAAAGAAGATAAAAAATCCGAAAAGGATAAAGGCAAGAAGTAATGTCATTTCTTGATTTCACGCCACCGTCGTATCGTGCGGCGTCATCAGACCTTACTATTTCTATTTCACCTCTTGGTCTTGTTGAACTTGCTGATGAAGAGTTTGAGGTTCACGGTCCTCGTTTAAACCGTTACTCGTTGAACTGGGCGATGTATTTAGGACATCACTGGGGGTATCGTCGTGAACAAGGTGAAATGCAGATTGCAGTCAATTATTACCGTGCCTTTAATGATTACCTTTCTAGGTTCGTGTTTGGTCGTGGCGTTCATTTTCGCTCTCCTAAATCTACTGAAGCGATTGTTCCAGACCGCCTTGAGCGCATTTGGGAAATTGATAACGACAAGATGCGTGTCCTTCTTGAGATGGGACAGCAAGGCGGAATAACAGGCGACTGCTTTGTCAAGATAGCCTACGAAGAACCTTGGACAGACTCTGCTGGACTATTTCATCCTGGTCGTGTTCGTATTCTTCCTATGAATTCGTCTTTTTGTTTTCCTGAGTTTCATCCACACGACAGAACGCGATTACTGAGATTTAAACAGAAGTATCGTTTTTGGGGCACATCTTTAGAAGGTACCCGTCAGGTATTTACCTATACTGAAATTTTGACTGATGATGTCATCGAGGAATACATCAACGATGAACTCATTGATTCACGCCCAAATCCTATTGGAATAATTCCAGTAGTTCACATTCCTAACGTTCCTGTTTCAGGTTCACCGTGGGGTCTCTCGGACGCACACGACATCATCACTATCAATCGAGCATATAACGAAATCAGCACCGACGTAGCGGACATCATTAACTATCACGCTTCTCCTGTGACAGTTATCGTCGGTGCTAAAGCCTCTAACCTTGAGAAAGGTGCCAAGAAGGTCTGGGGTGGTCTACCCAAAGATGCCCAGGTCTTCAATCTTGAAGGTGGTGCGCAAGGAGTCGATGGTGCATTGAAGTACCTTGAGTTGTTAAAACGCTCAATGCATGAATTAATGAACATTCCAGAGACTGCACTTGGACAAGTTCAGCCCATTTCTAACACATCAGGTGTTGCTCTTTCTATTCAGTATCAACCGTTAATGAACCGCTATTCACAAAAAATTGCTCAGTACGGTAAAGGACTAGAAAAGATAAACGAAATTGCATTACGAACTCTTGCATTAAAAGAACCTCAAACATTTTTGTATAACCCAGATGAAGATGGCCCAATTAAAGAGGGTCAACTAGACAGACTTGACCCAAATGACCCGCTGTCGTACATGAACTATGTACAGTTCCCACCTCCACTTCCATTAGACAAGTTAATCGTATTGAATGAAATTCAGACCAAGTTAGGTATGGGCCTTGAGTCTAAAGAGGGAGCCCTACGCACACTTGGAGAAGAGTTTCCAGAAGAGAAATTGCAAGAGATTCGTCGTGAACTTGTTGAAGATGCCAAGGCAGACGGTGCTCTGTCATTGATTAGGGTACAGATTCAAAAGCAGATTCAGGATATGACTGGAATGATGCCAGGACCTGACGGAACCAGTGCCGTGCCTCTACAGCCTACTCAATTAGGAGATGGCGATGTGATGGGCGATGGCGTTGAAGGCGCTCCGACACCGGAAAACATTGAAAACCCAGTCAATCAAGAGACTGAAGCAATTAATGCACAGGCTGAAGCAAGCATTCGTGAAGCACTAGTAACGCAAGCCTATGGGACAAAGATTCCACAAAGACGGGCGGTAGATAGAGAGTAAATTTCCAACTATAAAAAGTTTGGAATATATTGAGACAAATGCGTACAAATGTACTGCAATTATCTCATAATAACCCAGGGACACGCCGCAAGGCATACGGACAACGACACAAGAAAGATAAGTGACTACTATGGAAAACGCAGTAGAAGTGACAGATGCAAATTTGTCGCCAATTGAAGTGACAACGAGTAGTGAGATGACGATGCCAGGTTACACAGCCGATGATATTGCAAAGGCACGTGAACAAGAAAAGGCAAAGTTGTATCCACAACTTGAGAAGATGAAAGAGGAACTCGCCTCTCTGAAAAGAGAGCGCGAAGAAGCGGCAGCCCGTGAAGCAGAGCGTCAAGCACGCATTGCTGAAGAGGAGAGCCGTGCAGCACAGTTGAAGAAGGAACAGGAAGAGAATGAACTGTCCTTCAAAGACCTTCTCAAAAAGAAGGAGCAAGAATTTCAGGCTCAACTAGAGAATGAACGTCTTGAAAGAGAACGTGCTATTGCTCTCCTAGACCAGGAGCGCAAATTCCAAGAGTTGATGAATTACCGTCAGGCTCGATTGGAACAGGAAAGAGATAACATCATTCCTGAACTTATTGATTTGATTGAAGGCGATTCACAAGATGCAATTGAGCAGAGCATCGCAACTTTGAAAGATAAGTCTGCTCGAATTCTCGATTCCGCTCAACAGGCTATGCAGTCTGCTAGAGCACAAATGGCAGGACCTCGCATAACAGCGCCTGCCGCAGGACCCCTCGACACCAATTCGGACACACAATCGTTAACTCCTGATTCAATCAGGGATATGTCATTGGCAGACTATGCGAAACAAAGAGCCAAGTTGCTTGGCAATGCAGCAAACAATCGTGGTCAGGGACTGTTCGGTTAATCCAAACAACTATCTAGAAAGGACTTGACCTAAATGGCAAGTGCAATTACAGGTACTGGTCAACTAGCCAGCGCCCCTACCGCTTATTCGGGTTCTAATACGAGCCTTAATCAAGCAATTCAAACAATCTGGTCGAAGGAAATCCTCTTCCAGGCAATGCCAATCCTTCGTTTCGAACAGTTCGCTGTTAAGAAGACTGAACTCGGTGTCGCACCTGGTCTTCGTGTGAACTTCCTTCGTTACAAGAACTTTGCAGTAGACCCATCTCCTCTAACAGAAGGTGTTCGTATGACAACGAACGCTCTTACTGCAGAGCAGATTGCGATTACTGTTGCAGAACACGGCTACGCAGTAGCAGTTTCTGAACTTCTTTTAAATGCATCATTCGATGACGTAATGGCTTCTGCTTCACGTCTTCTTGGCCGTCACATGGCACAGTACCTCGATGTGCAAGCACGTAACACACTCTCTGCAGCAACTTCTGCAGTGTTTGGTTATGACCGCTCCACACTTCAGGGTGTCAATGACTGGTACAACGAAGGAACAGCAGCAACTGCATTCTCAGACCTCGATGGCAACTACAAGTTGACCACAGGTGCTGTAAAGGATGCTGCTCTTACCCTTGCTGGTAAGAACATTCCACGTCTCGGTGAGACATACGTACAGTTCGTACATCCAAAGCAGTCACGTGATATCCGCTCGAACCCAGAGTTCATCGAAGTCACGAAGTACGCTGCTCCAGGTAACTTCATGCTCGGTGAAATCGGACGTCTATACGACGTAGTATTCATTGAGACCACACAGGTTAAGAAGTTGGCTGTTAACGCTTCTTACACAACTTCAACAAGCGTAGGAATTCCTGCGTCTCAGATTGAGGTTCCTGTTAAGGCTAACACTCGCCCAGGTTCAGGCGGTAACCCAGAGTCTTCTGATTACACTGCAGAAAAGGGTTACTTGACTTCCGCAACTGGAAATGGTGCTGAAGTTTATGAATCCATCATGATTGGTGACAACGCATTTGGTCACGCAATCTCCCTCCCAGTTGAACTACGCGATGGTGGCGTTCTCGACTTTGGTCGTGAGCACGCTCTTGCTTGGTACGCAATCTGGGGTCTTGGTGTTATTACAGACCAGGCTATCGTCAAGGTCTACACCAACTAGTTTCACCTTATGTCTGGGAGCCATACTCCTTCTTTGGCTCCCAGGCATAAAAACCCACACAACTTAGGAGAATAAACACCGTGGCAAATAAAGCAACAAGTCCATTGGATGCAACAGGAGTTGCAGCCGAAAAAGCAGCAAAAAAGAATGCTGATGCATTAAAAAAGCGTAAAGAAGAAATTTCTATCGCTAATCAGTTAGAGGCAGAGTCTCTTGAAAGAGACGTGTTTGACCCAAAGAAACCAGACGCTCCAATCGTCCTTGATGAAATTGAAGATGTTGGAGTGTCAGTGTCGAATGAGTACGTAGTCATTCGAACAATCACCGATATCGATGACATGACATTCGGTGTGGTCAACGGAACTCCTCAAAGTTACTCCTTTAAATCAGGTGTTAAGTACCGTGTTCCACGGCACATCGCTGATTATTTAGAGCAACTTGGATACATTTGGCGGCCTAACTAAGCCGTCGCAAGTAGTCCGCCCTCAACTGGTTCCCGCCCTCCTCCCAGTTGGGGGTCGGACCTTTTTTGCGCTGTTAAATTTTTATTTACAGGGGACAATACCTTTAACTTATTTTCGGAGGTAGTGTGGCGAGTTTATCCAGCCTTGGCAGCCGTCTCAGGTATGAGATTGGCGATATACCCAAGTCCTTCGTCTATCAATTTACAGCGGATGGAACAACAAACCGCTTTCTTGTTCCTTACTCACCTTTGGATGGCTTAAATCTTTCTATTATTCAAGATGGTACAAACGTATCTGACGATGTTGAAGTTGAAGAAGCCACAGGTTACATAGTTTTTGATACGGTACCTGCTGATGGAGATGTAATAGTTGTTGCTGGTAATTATTTTAAGTACTTTACTACTTCTGAAATAGAACAGTACATAAGCACAGCGTTTACAGAGCATAGCGCTTTTCACACGGACGCGTACGGGCGCACGGTATCACTAACTAATATGCCTGCTCTTGAAGAGTATCCCGTAGTTGTATATGCATCTACTTTGGCGCTTTATGCATTAGCAAATGATGCGGCATTTGATATAAACGTCTTTGCACCAGATGGCGTAACTATTCCTCGGTCTGAACGCTATCAGCAATTAATGCAGATGGTTCAGGCTCGTCAACAACAATATCGTGAACTTTGCAATCAACTTGGTATTGGTATGTACAAGATTGATGTGTTTAGTTTGCGCAGAATTTCTAAAACAACTAATCGTTATGTTCCAATCTTCAAGCCTATGGAAGTTGACGATAGAGAAACTCCTACACGTGTCTATGTTCCAATTCCAACATACGGAGCAGTAGATGCTCCAGTTACAGCAATTGTTCAAGACCTTTATATATATGAAGGTGACGACTACACCTTTAACATAGTCTTTGACTTTGAATTAGACACCTACACTCCTACTGCTGAAATACGACAACTACCCGGTAGTTCAGCCCTTATTACGACCTTTACAATTACAAAGCCAGATGTAGGTTCAGGAGACGGAGCAGGTCTTCGTACTCTACAGTTGGACCTCTCAGAAGAGCAGACTCGAATACTTCCAAAAACGGCTTACTACGATGTTCAAATGGTTGATTCGAACGGCGTTACAAAAACGTACGTTACAGGTAAAATCTTCGTGACCAAAGAGGTGACCGTTCCATGAGTCAATATGTAAGACCAGGTGCTAACTCTACGACATATGTAAATGACGTCATAAGCATCACTACTCCATCAGGAACTGTTGGTTTTGGAACTGGAGCAACAACCGAAGTAGTAGTGCCAGACCTTGCGTACGCCCACACGCAGGGGACTTCTAGTGCCACATGGACCATAAACCATAACTTGGATTTCTATCCTAACGTTACGGTTTTAGATTCTGCTGGTACAATCGTTGAGGGCGAAATCGCATACCCATCTCGGAATCAAGTCGTGCTCACATTCACCGCAGCGTTTAGTGGTAAAGCGTACCTATCCTAAGGAGATATTGAGTGGCACGTAAATATTTAACCCCGATTGATTTAACTAAGTTAGAACTTCAGAATGCCCGCATTCAGAACCTAGCAACAGCCCCAGCGAGTCCAGCAGTTGGTCAAATTTATTTTGACACTGTACTTGGTTACCTTCGTGTTTGGAATGGCACTGCTTGGGTTAACACCAGTGAAGGTGCACAAGGTACGCAGGGCACACAAGGTTCAACAGGCGCAACTGGAGCGCAAGGTACGCAGGGAACACAAGGAACTGCTGGTGCGCAAGGTCTTGATGGTGCTAACGGTGCGCAGGGAACTCAAGGTACACAAGGTACTCAAGGAACTCAAGGAACTGTTGGTTCGCAAGGTACGCAGGGAACTGCTGGTGCTCAAGGTTTAGATGGTGCTAACGGTGCGCAAGGCACACAGGGTACTCAAGGAACTCAGGGCACCGAAGGTGCACAGGGTGTACAAGGAACTCAGGGCACTCAAGGAGTTCAAGGTACTGAAGGTCAACAGGGTGTACAAGGCACTGAAGGTACTCAAGGAACTCAAGGAACTCTTGGTGCACAAGGAACGCAGGGTACACAAGGCGTACAAGGTACTGAAGGTTCGCAAGGTACACAGGGAACGACTGGTGCACAAGGAACTCAAGGCACTGAAGGTACACAGGGAACACAAGGTACTCAAGGTGTACAAGGTAAAGAGGGTTCGTTCGGTGGTATCTCATTTGAGTACAACTACGACGCCGTTTATACAATGGCAGACCCAGGCAATACATATATTCGCCTTAACAATTCTTCAAATTCTTCAGCAACAGCACTTGCAATTGATGACGTAAATGCTGCTTCAGTAGATATCCATCCTTATCTACAAACAATTGATGACTCTACTTCAACAATC